TTTTCAACCCCTTATCTGATCATGGTAATAGCGACGACAATAATAATTTCCATAATTGCTAGTTCCACAGTTACTACTGCTGTGATCACTGATAAGATCATCAAAAAGTTGAACGGGTTTGTGTTCAACTTGAAGAGTATTTATACTCCTCACATTGATGTAGCTGCACAAGAGACTGTTGTCCAGCCGGATTTCCAAAGTCAACAAATACCCTATACCACCTATCCAAGGTTAGCCAAGCAAGTGGCATCATTCGCTCGCATGGAGTTACATCTGTCCACAGTACCCAATACTGCAGAAATAATCCAAGTGAAAGAATGGGCATTTAAGCATATGAGAGCAAGAAACGTAAGGCTTGAAGAAATTCAAGAATTACTTCCCATCATAGTTAAGCTAGCTTTCCTGGAAACCCGCTTCGAGAGAGAAGCTCGCCTCATGACCCTTACTGACGAGTTTATCGAAAGGCAAGAAGAGACAGCAACGAGACTCTTCACCTATCAACTTCCATCCGCAAGGCATTGGTTCGGCAGATTTATATCTGAGCCAATGCCTAGGGAGGCTTGATGGGGCCTAAGTAAAGTACGCGGGATGAACACGACTAAGTCTGTGGCTCCAGATCATCCCAACTTGCGCGTACAATACTTGGAGGCACCCCCCAAGGATAGATTTTTCTATTGGATCCATCCTCTCAGTAATCGCACTCGGTATAAAGTGCACAATAGTAACATAACAACATGTGAAAGAGCTATGAAAGAGAGATTGTTGTTTGTTGAGACACCATCCGGTTTCAAATTGACTCCAAAGCCCCTTAAATCTTTTAACAAGGTCTGTGAAGTATTCTTTAGAGAATTTTCTAAGCGAGTTGTGGCTGCCTCCCCGTTAACCAAGGATCAATTCCTTGGGGCCTACAAAGGACGCAAGCGCACGGTTTATGAAAATGCCTTCCAAAGTTTGCACGACACTCCGTTTAAACTAAGTGACTCATATATTAGTTTCTTCACGAAGTGTGAGAAGATAAACTTCACAAAAAAAGAAGACCCCGCTCCCCGAGGGATTAGTCCACGTAATCCTAGGTATCACGTGTTGTTAGGTCCGTATGTCAAGCGGATTGAGCATGTAATTTATGACACCATTGCTGATGTTTTCGGCGCGAAGACAGTATTCAAGGGATTGAATGCAGTACAACGAGGAAAACATCTACGATCACACTGGGACTCATTTGATGAGCCAGTGGCCATTGGCCTTGATGCAAGCCGATTTGATCAACACGTATCTAAGCAAGCCCTCATCTTTGAACACAAATTCTACAAAAGATTCTACCCTAAAAATAAAGAGTTTAAGTATTTGCTAAGTCTGCAACTTACGAATAGGTTGTATGCTAGGTGCCCTGACGGCACAGCAAAATTAACTCTCGATGGAGGGAGAATGTCAGGAGATATGAACACTGCACTCGGAAATTGTCTTCTCATGAGTTGTATGGTCTACAGTTATTTATCCTCAAGGATAGATAAATTTAGATTGGCCAACGACGGAGATGACTGTGTAGTCATCATAGAAAAGAGGAACTTGTTCAAGATGACTGAGCTTCCAGGATTTTTTGCTGATTTGGGATTTACAATGAAAGTAGAAAATCCAGTTTACGTGTTTGAGGAAATCGAATTTTGCCAGAGCCAACCTATCTGGACGCCAGAAGGTTGGATAATGGTGCGCAAGGTTCCAGATTCTATCGCGAAAGATTCTATATCTGTCAAGCCCCTTGATAACCCCAAGGTGTTTCGCAGGTGGATGAAGGCTGTCGGATTGGGAGGATTGTCACTCACTGGAGGAGTACCTATTGTACAAGAGTTGTATAAGAAGTATTCTGACATTGGAGGTGACGTAAAGCCATTGGAAGGCGATCCAACGATGGAAACTGGTATGCTGATGTTAGGAAAGGGGATGAAACGGGAATATTGCTCCATTCATCCATTGACACGCGTCTCTTTCTGGAGAGCGTTTGGGATTCCTATATCAAAACAATTGGCGATTGAAAGCGAGATAAAGTGTACGGAACTAGAGTACAAATTATTAAGCACAATGGATGGCCTTGCAGGTTTACACTTGTAAGGTCTCACTGCAGCACACTCTGTCAAGCTAAGTTCGGTAGGCAGGCTAGGAGTGACGGGATGCGAACCCGCAGTATGCAAGCCGCCACTAGGAGGAATCGTCTGACTAGTGGTGTAGACCCAACCAAGCTACCCACCAGACACCACTGTAAAGCGATTGGCCCACGACACGGGCCATGGGGTTGATTCATGTAATGACCCAAAACTATTATTTTAGTGCTAACCAAAATGCCAAGAGACTGCACGGAGTCCCCAGATATTTGGTTTTGAATCGATGTACAGTCCTCATGCATTGAGTATCCCATACAATGCGAACCAAAACAAAACAAAAACAGAAGGTAACTGCAAATCCTAAGAAGGCAACCCCATTTGCTGATGCAGGACACATAGTTGGATCGAAGATCTCAACCATGTTTAATGCACCATGGGCCAAAGGGGTGGGAAGGTGGCTAGGTTCAGGTATTGGGCAAATATTCGGTTCAGGCGATTATCAAGTTGTCGGAGGCAACCCCTCCTACAATGTATTATCAAATGGCAATCAAATACCCAAGTTCAATACTGAGAAGCAAACAAACATTATCTGCCATAGGGAATACCTAGGAGACATTTCAGGTACCACAGGGTTCAGCTTAAGCAATTATCCTTTGAACCCAGGCATGCCAAAAACGTTCCCATGGTTGTCCACCATTGCTCAAAACTACCAGGAATACAGGTTCCACGGAGTTATCTTTGAATTCAGGTCGTTAGTGACTGATTTCGTAACCAACGGAGCTCCTGGGGTAGTGGTAATGGCAGCCAATTACAACGCAGATGCAAAGAACTACACCACCAAACAGGAAATGGAAAATTCAGAATACGCAGTTTCAGTGAAACCCACCAGGGACCTAATTCACGGAATCGAATGCGCCACAGAACAAACACCTATGAAGCAACTATACATCAGATCAGGCAGCGTCCCCGCTGGGCAAGATTTAAGGTTATATGATTTGGCGAACTTCCAATTTGCTACCCAAAGTAATCCTACTCAAAACCTAGGAGAGCTTTGGGTTTCATATTGTGTTGAGTTTTTCAAACCAATTTTACCTACTGATGTCGGTGGAAATGTGCGCACTACACACGTAACCAGATTTAGTACAAGTCCTACTTCCCCTTTGGGTGCATCAGCACTCAGTACCACAGGAGATCTCACTGTGTCGGTAACACCGGCTACATTCTTCGCAGAAGTCTATCCTGGAAATTACTACTACCTAACAATTATGTGGCAAGGCACCACTTCAGCTGCACTAGCGTACCCTGCGATAACCTTCTCAGGGTGCACCAAAGTAGCTATGTGGACGACCTCACCTATGGACCAGGTGCTTTCACCAGGGCCAGGCACAGTCACATTGGTAGCGACATATTCAGCAGTGTTGTTGGTAAACAATGACAGCACTTTATTAGGCTTCACAATGACCGGTTCCCCAGCACTCCCAGGAGGATCCACATCATGTGATATCACTTTAGCTTCATACTCAACAGAGGCTATTTGAGAACTTCTTAGTTGAGGCGGCAGGAAGATAGGGGTTTAACGCTCCCCCCGCACCGAGTTTTGGAAGAAATATCCCGATGACTAATATCTCTAATGTCAATCGTAGTCCCAGAGATGAAGCATGTAAACATGTATTTGATGGAAATTGGCGCATCATCAAATGTGGAAAGCCGGGTATCCCTAAAGTGGCTGGGATTCCCTTACACCCCTTGCAAGAGGACACGTTAAAATCTGCG